ATGAAGGCGCTTCGCGCAGCGAAAATATTTGTGCTTTGCTGGTTCGGGCTGTTTTCCTTCGCATGGTTGAGCGGCGTTAAGCTTGCCAGCGATGAGCAGCAGCTTATTCGAGGATTCTTCGTGATCACGGCATTTAATTTGGGTGTTGTGTTGAACACCCTTTTGGCTGCAAAATTCAATATCAAATTTAGAAGCGAGGCTGATGCGATTTCGGAGCAGAACCGCTTTTATTTAGATAAAATGGATCTCCTTCCTGGATTCAGACAGCCGCTTGATGCACTTATTACCGTGTGCAGTGCAATGCTGATGCTGGCTATCCTTGTTGCGTTAGCAGTAACGATTATCCCATCGGATTGAAGCTGCTCGCTGCGCCGCAGTACCGCGTTCTCATCCGCTCACTATGGTCTTTACGATCGTTGTCGAAACGAGCGCGCCATGTTTTGCATTGCTCATGGAAGTGTTGTTTGGCAGCTTTACGACATTCGCGGAAATCGATTGAGCCTCGGCGGTGGTTGGCACAAACGGTAGTGCCGTCTATGTAGTTGTTAATTGCAATCCACTCCGCAAGATAGTTTGTGCCGCCATTCCAGCTTTTGATCCATTTTGAGGTTCGTTCTCGTCTGACTGCGCGCGACTTTCGTTCGCTCGAAACGGGGGACGCTGCGACCTGTTGTGCTGTGGGTGTATAGGTATTGGCGGGCCGCTTGGGCGTGTAATTGTCGTCGCTGAAGGATGTTTGTATTCGTTCTGTCGCTCGAGCTGAAGCTGCGTCGAACCAATCAATTTCAGCCTGGGTCAATGGGCGTTGCCCTTTTGCTTCGATCAACGCCTGAGGCTTTGGCTCCTCATAGCTCGCTACGGAAGGCTGGTTAACTGGCTGCATGGGCTGCTCCGCCTCTTGGTTAAACCAAGGCTTGCCTCCGACGTGAATGCCTTGCTTGATCTGGTTTACGTCCAGCACGACCGGCTCGCCGAACGTAAATGCCAGTGCTGACAGCACCGCCGAACCGATACCCATGATCGCCAGGAACCGCCAAGGGCTAGGTTTCTTTCTGTTGCGTAGATATTCCGGTGCATCATCCCAATCTGATCTCATCACGCCTCCTTGCGTTGCCAATGGTGGCGCTAAATAACTGTCCGCCTTTATATAATGCTTTTTATGCCTCAACTTCCTTGTTTTTTAACCCTTCTTTGAAGTCGTCGGTGGCGGAGTCCCAGTATTTAATTGATTCTTCTACTTTTTTGGAGTGTTCTTTTTTGGTTTTTTCGGAGAGGAAATCTTTTGCTATTGTGTCGTTAACTATATATAGAAAATTTATGCCGCGTAGCAAATTTGTTCGGTCGTTCAGGAAATTTTTATACGTATCATGCTTCATGTAATGCGCGTGATGTATAGCTGCTGATAAAAGTGTAGGGGTGCAGGTGTTTTGTAGGACTTTATAGTGTATTTGATTGTCCTGCAGTTTTTTTGTTACGGCGCAAATTAAGGCTAGCTTCTCCAGTATCACGTAGCGGAATTCACCGATGGTGATTCCTGCGCACTGGCCAAATAGACGGGATGCGGCTTCTGGTTGTTCGTGTCGTGCCTTTTCGAACAAGTAAACAGCTTTGAATATATTTTTAATTTTGTCCTCTTCAAAGACGTCTTTAAAGATTGGGTCGTTTTTTATTTCTTCAAGCATGCGAAAAAATGTATTTTCTAGTGCTTGATTCTTCATTGCGCTCAGCTGGTTTCTCACTAGCTCAGTATTCTGTTGTGCAATTTTTCTAGATTCGGAGAGTTCTTTTTGTTGGGTGCGCAACGTTACTATCAGAATTACTACCGTGATAAATGAAAAGGTTGGGTTTAGTGTGCCGCCTATGAAATCACCAAACTGCCCCCAAACGTCTTGCTCTTCACTTAAACTACCGTTGAATTTTGAAAAGTAGAGTGAGAGGCTAATGCATGCAAGTAATAGAGCGCTGCTAATCGTTAGGGATGCAAATTTGTTTCTTTTAATGGTTGCGGCCCAACTGCTAATCTGCGTTTTTTTCAATGATTCTTTGTCGGATGTAAGCAGAGTCTTTTCCATAAGTTCTTCAGTCCAAGTTTTCCCAGTTCATTCGTCCAAACCAGCGCCTACCAACTTCTTTAGTGATTGCTATCCCGCGCTTTGACTGGGCAAGTTTGAATCGGCTTCCTCGTAGCCTGGAGCTAGCTGGCCCTTCGCTGGATCAACCTCACCTTTCCAAAGCCAAAGCTCATACTGAGGGAATGCTTTCAGCAGCTCTTCCATATCCTCGATTCGAGTTTTGACCTTCATGTCCGTGGCTACGGTCTGCCATCGCCGCCGATTCTTGATCGCCGAAGCTTGGGCGAGTCGTGCCGGGCCGATGTATCGGACAAGCGTTCTTAAACGCTCTTCTATCATTCCAAAATGCTCTAAAAAATACTGACGAAATATTTGTGTGACGAAATATTCGTCTGTAATATTCCGGTCAGTGACGAAATATTCGTCAATGCGTTAATGCGTCATTGCATAAATTGCCACGAATAGTGACGGAACGAGCATGGAACTGGAAGAGCTAGAACCTTCAAAGCTGATCGGCCCACAGCAGGACGTGGAAACCGTCGAATCATGGGCGGAACGCAACGGCCTGACGTGCTCCATGGCCCGCGCCTGGGTCTACCGGGGCGTTCTCCCCACCGTAAAGCTCGGCAAGCGCCGCATGATCAATAGCGCGCTGCTGCGTAGCTGGCTGCTGGAACAGGAGTGGACCGCATGAATCCTCCTCTCTATACGCAAGCCGCGTTCGCCGCTCTGGCCGGTGTGTCCGTGGATATGGTCGCTGGCTGGGTCAGGACTGGCGCCGTCGAGAGCGTGAAGCTGGGCAAAACCCGTCTGGTGCGTTTTCCGGGGGTGAACCAATGAGCCGCACAGACCCGCAATTCAAGCTGCGCATGCCTGCTGCACTCCGCGCCCAGGTCGAGCGGTCCGCTTGGGCTGCACGCCGCTCCCTGAATGCCGAAATCGTCATCCGCTTGGAAGCGTCGTTTGGCCCGGCTGCGCAGTGCAAGCAGGAGCCAAATAACGACCGCGAAGTGATCTCTGCGCTTTCTAAGTGCGTTGCCTCGTTGGATCAGTTGCTTCCTTACCTAGGCAAAGTGCCCGCTGATATCGGCCTTTTGAATGATGCCTTGGTTGCCGCACGCGCTGTGTTAGCTAAGCAAGAGGTGGGGCAATGAGTTATGGCCAACTCTCGGTATCTACGCCTTCCGCACGCCCAGGACTGCGACTGCTCTGTCTGCTGGTCCAGACGCGAAATGGCGAAACCCGCTCCCTCCCGGTCCACACAATGCGCCCAATGCCGCCCCGCGTATGCGCGGCCGATTCGCACGCTGCAAATGGGCCGCGTCGGTGGGATCTGGAAGCCTCTTCTTTCGGAATGGAAGGTGGAACCGGCCTTTATCTGCGAGAAGCACACGCCACCCGCCCGACCGCCGAAGTACTGGAGCGTTGTGCTCGACACTGGCCGGCCAACGCCCTACGTCCCGATTCACGAACCGTTCGAGCTGGTGGGGTGAGCCATGACTAATCAAACACAACAAGCCGACTTCTTCTGGCGCATCTATCTGCCTATCGCCTTGCTGGCGGCGCTGCTGTTCGGCTTTCCCCGGCTGGCGATGAAGATCAGCGACCACCAAACCGCCTCCGAGGCCGAACAGGTCAAGGGCCGCGCTCCCGGCTCGTCGGATCAGGCTGCACCGATCCGGCGAACGGAAGCACGGGCGAAGCGCACCCTTGACCATCCACGACCCGAAACAGCCTCCGCTCGGGGGGGGCGGGGAACGCTTTTCTCCCCGCGCTCCTGAGCCCTCGGCGGCGAGAGTGGGATGACAAGGGCAAAGCCCTTGGTGTGAACCAACTAGAGAACACGCACAACGCGACCTTTTAACCCGTAGGCCAAGTAACAACCGAACAGCGGCAAAACGTGAAGTTGCCTGCTCGGGATCGCTCGGCCTGCAGAAAGCGAAGACGCGCAATTAAGCGCAATTAGAGAGAGGAAACACAAATGGCACGTTCGACTATGGAAGTTGCATTTCTCGGCACTCAACGCTTCGACGGCGAAGCCGGCCAGAAATACATCAAGGTCTTCTACGGTGATGAGCCGGACGGCAAAACCGAGCACGGTCTTTCCATCATCGGCATGGCAGCGGCCGAAGAAGTGGCTGATGAAATCTTCGCTGCCGGTGCCCAGTTCGAGCCGCTGCAACTGGTGCGCATCCACTTCGAGATTGCTCGTGGTGGCCAGAACAAGGGCAAAAACCTAGCGCTGCAACTCGAAGCCGTGAAGCCACGCAACGGCACCGAAGCGCCACGGACCCCGACCCCACAACCGCAAGCCAAAGCCGGCGAACCGGCCAAGGCCAACTAACCGGGAGGGGCGGCCATGTTGATCAGTGACCGAGTGATCTGCGACTGCTGCGGCAATGACATGGGCAAGCTCATGGCGTTGCCTGCGCCGCAAAGCGATCTGCTGCCGGATCTCAGCCTGCCGCCCCATTTCGCCGTCTGCCCCGACTGCGAACCCCTCGAACAAGCCGCCGACCTCCTTGAGGCCGGTGCATGAATTTCCTCGCCTGTGACGGTGACTGGCTGCAAGGCGCTGATGGTTCGCCCATCTGCTCCGGCTCGCTGGTGGCCCTCACGGTCGAGGAAATGCAGAGCCTCTACGGCGCTGCACTCACCTGGGAACAGGTCACCGAGCTACAGGGCGAAGCGATTGTGTTGTTCGCCACCGTGTTCGGTTTTCTGGTCCTGAAAAAAGTCCTGAAACAGTGAGGTATCAACCCATGCAACACATCAAGACCCTGCGTCGCTCTCTCGGCGCCGCTGCTGCAACCGGCCTGCTGGCCGTTCAACAGGCCTACGCTGCTGTCCCGGCTGAAGCCACTGGCGCACTGGATGAGGCCGGCACCGACGTCGGCACCATCGGCTGGGCCGTGTTCGCCGTGATCATCGCCGCCATGGCGTTCAAGTACATGCGCCGCGCCCTGTAACCGGAAACCGCGCACTGCATGTGCCGAAGCAAACAAACCCCGCTCCGGCGGGGTTTTCTCTTTAAGGGAAACGCCAATGAGCTACGAACTGTACGTCCTGATCCTTTCCACCCTGGCGTTTTACCTCGTGTTTTTTGGGCGGGTATAGGTATGAAAAGGATTTTTTCGGTTTTGGCGGTGTTGGTGCTTTGGCATTCTCCAGTTAGTGCTGTTGACTATTATTGGAAGTGCTCGCAAGTTCAATGTACGCCTCAGCCATCATTAAAGGAGGCTGCCTTGAACTCAGCGATTGTTCAGGGTGTTTCATCTGACAGGCTTGCTATATGGCAATTTCAGGGGTGTGAATTAGTTCGCCCTGATTATGGGAGCTGCAAGTGGCGTGAACCGCATCCTACCAATCCCAATGTTGGTAGTATTTATAATTATCTAGCTGCTCGCTATGGTGATTCGTGCCCATCTGGAACCGAATATAACTCGGAGGCCGGTGAGTGCGTTGCACCTGAAGAAGACCAATGCGCGTCTACCGAAGGTCAAGTAATTGACCATGAATATAACGGCGGTCCGGTTGATCGCCCTGGCCCGCCTGATGCGCCGCCGTCTGCTATCTGTGAGAGTCAATGCCAATACACGCGCACTAATGTTGTTAAGGGCTGCTCTCGTTTTCTGGATGGCGATAATCTTACTGATGTGTTTTGTACGGTTGAATACAAGGGCAATGGAAGTTCTTGCACTTCGGGCAATCCTTCGCCTGGAAATCCATTTGATCAGCCTCCAAGCAAGCCGCCAACCAAGGCAGATCCATCGTTCGCAAAAGACAGTAAGTGTGGTGATTGGGAAACCCAAGCTGACGGTACGCAGACTCGCTCCTGCTCCTCAACCGAGGAGAGCAAGCAGCCTGGTAAGGTCGATTGCAGTGGTGATAGTTGTAAAGCCGGTGTCCCGCCCCCGGATTACAGCAAAACCGATGTAAAGCAGGACATTGAAAAAAAGACCAATCCTGATGGCTCCAGCACTACCAAAACCGATACCACTACCGACAAGACCAGTTGCAAGGGCGTGAAGCCCTGCACCTCCACCAGCAAAACCGAAACTTCGACCAGCGAGGAAGACGCCGACGGCAAACCGGGTGATTCGAACTACGAATGCACCGGTGCTGGTTGCGATAAGGATGGTGGATCGGAAGAAGAAGGCGAAGAAGGGCCGGAACGTGAAGCTTCGGTCGGCACCTGCGATGCGGGCTTTTCATGCAGTGGCGATGCCATCGACTGCGAAATCCTGCGTCAGCAAAAGGAACAGCTCTGCCTTGCGCAAGAGATGACCGATTTCGAGAAGCACAAGCCTGGAATCGAGGCAGCAGTTACCGGTGACAAATTCGAACTGAATGAAGGTAACGGCGTTATCGACGTTCCATCGTTCGTTAATCAGGGAACGCGCTTTCTACCCTCCACTTGCCCGGCCGCTGAGAGGTTCAGCTTGACCATGGCCGGTGGGCGTTCTTTTGAAATCAGTTATGAGCCGCTATGCCGCGCCGCCAGTGATCTGAGCGGTTTGTTTGTGGCTGTGGCCACCGTTCTCGCCGCGCTCTACGTCGGTCGCTCCGTAGGAGGCCAGTAATGCAATTCCTGTTCATTGTTCAGATGCTCGTCATCGTCCTTGGTCCGCTGGTGAAGATGGTGCTGAAGATGATCGGCTTCGGCTTCGTCACCTATATGGGCTTCAACCTGATCATTGGCCAAGCCCAGGACTACCTGTTCGGCCTGATGGGTGAAGTGGGGCCGGTGATCCAAGGCATTCTCGGGCTCGCCAAATTCGATGTGGTGGTGAACCTGTATTTCGCGGCCATCTCCACGCGCTTCATCCTGGCCGGGATCGACAAGGCCACCGACCGCAAGCGTAATCAGGTCTGGCACAAGCCGGGCGGCACCTCCATCGAAGCCTAAGGAGGCGCCATGCTCGTTATCCGCACCGGCAAACCCGGCCACGGCAAGACCCTCAACACCATCCGCGAAGTGGACCAGAAGGCTCATGGCGAAGGGCGGGTGGTCTATTACCACAACATCAACGGCCTCAAGCCCGAGCAGCTTCAAGCGCAGTGGTTTGAGTTCGAAGATCCCGAAAAGTGGTTCGAGCTTCCCAGCGATGCGGTCATCGTCGTGGACGAGGCCCAAGGCTGGTTCGGCGCACGCGATCCGAGGGCTAGGCCACCGGAACACATCACTCGCTTCGAGACCATGCGTCACCAGGGCCACGAAGTGCATCTGGTCACTCAAGATCCGCGCTATTTGGATGTGCACCTGCGCCGCCTGTGCAACAGCCACATTCACTACTGGCGGGTGTTCAAGTCCGCCCAGCTACTGCGCTTCGAATCCGAAGTGGTAGTGGAAAAGGTTGAGGTCAAAACCAGCTTCAAGGACGCCGACAAGAAGTCGCTGCGCCTGGATAAGCGCTACTTCGGCGCCTACACCAGCACCAATGCCAAGCACCATTTCCAGACCAAGGTGCCGACCAAGTTTATCCTGGCGCTGTGCGTCATCCTGGGTGCGGGCATCCTCGTCTACCGAGCATATGAGCGCTACAACGCCGAGAAGGTCGCGCCGGCCAGCAGTGGCGCGCCGGCCGGGAGCATGGTCGATCAGGTGCGCGACACGGTGGGCGCGTTTATCCGGCCCGCGGGGGATGGTCAGGCTAGCGCTCCCGAAACAGTCGCCGGCTATATAGGGCGTCGGGTGCCTCGGGTGCCGCAAATACCAGCGTCGGCGCCTATCTACGATGAGCTGACTCGGCCTGTGTCATTCCCTCGGCTCTACTGCATGTCCAGCACTGATCCCGACACCTACGCACGGGAGTTCGGGCGTATGGCGCATGCGGTTGTGAATGGTGTCCCCACCGTGTGCCAGTGCTACACGCAGCAGAGCACTCGCATAGAAACGGACTTCACCTTCTGCAATCGCGTGGTTGAGTACGGCTTCTTTGATCCGACCATCCCCGACCGCTCTGGCGGCTCTCAGCGTCAGGACCCTCAAAGCACCTCACGACCCTCTCAGCCTGCCTCACATCCGGTGGTTGCTCAGCCATCGAGTGGTAGCGGCTTGACGGTCGTTCCGTACCAAAAGGGGCAATTCCTGTGGTGATGACCGTCAGCGCGTCAGTGGCACGCACGGCGAGGCACGAGCCGGCGTGCCTCGCGCGCTGACGTCCCTGTAACACGTCAGATAAACCCGAGTGAACAGTGTCGATTCGTTGCAATTTGGAGCACTAATAAATGACCGTTAAAGACCAGATTCGTGTTGACCGACAGTTCCAGGAATCGCCAACCGGGCGAGTGTTCTTCGATAGCCATACGGCAAAGCTGACTGACCTGTCGGGCGTTCGGCTGCTGCGTTGTGGCGTCGATACGGTTCGCCAGCTTTATCGCGGATTGATCCGCCCCGAAATCATGTCTTTATTCGAGAAACCGGGCGCCATGGTCGAGTTCGCCGGGGAGTTCTGGCACTCCGGTCGGGTAGGGCGGGACTCTGGCTACCAGTACAAGCTCCAGAACGCCGACCTTGGATTCATCCTGCTCATCAAGAATTTCAACGCCAAGCTGGAAAACATCGGGCCTCATCTGAAGATCGAAGTGTCACCGCACGCCATCGACGCGCTGTCGCCTGAGCGTCTGCAGGAGCGCATGGATTATTACGCCGCAGCCGTAATGACACACCGAGAACGCAACCAGTGCGCCGTGCACCTCGCCCTGGATCTGCAAGGCTGGAAGCCTCCGGCGGATCTGGTGGCTCGCCTGCATTGCCGGGCTCGGACGCACCGGGATATCTCGGGCATCAACGAAATTCATTGGGCAACCAAGTCGAGCGTTTACGGGCGGGGCGAAACGTCCATGTTTGGCTCAGCCAGTGGCGTTCAGCTCTGTATCTACAACAAGACCGAGCAGGCTCGTGCGACCGATAAGCTCGATTTTTGGGAAAGCGTCTGGCGTCGTCGTGATTCATTCGATGCAACCGATCCAGATAACTACGATCCCGAAGCCGATGTGTGGCGTGTAGAGCTTCGCTATCACCATTCGGTCATTCAGCAGTTCGCCAGCGGATCTATTGACGCGAAGTCTGGTAAAGCTATCGAGACGGACTCATTTGCAGCCTTCGCTGGCCATCTGGATGGTCTCTGGCGCTACGGTCTTGGCCAGTTCAAATTGCTCGCGCGTCCTGGCTACTTCGAGCCGATCTGGACACTCATGCGTGACGATATACGGGTCGATGTGCCGGTCGATTCCCTGGTGGATGAAACCGAGTACAAGCGTTACTACAAAACCTCGCGGGGCTTCTCGGGCAAGAACGTCGAGCTCTTCCTGGGAAACTTCGTAAGCCTGCTGGCACGGGAGCGAGTGGGCGCTAAGCAAGCCTTTGATCGTCTGCGAGAGTGGGAATGCTGGCCTGTCATCCGAGATCACTACGCCTCGAAGGATATGAGTGAGCGGGATCTGTACAAGCACATCAAGAACCTGCTGCAAGAAAGGCATGTTCGATGGGGTAGGGCGGTCTGATGGCAATCGAGCAACTGCCTGATGGCCGCTGGAAAGTCGACGTTGAGCCCGTCAAGGGCAAGCGCTTTCGTAAAACCTTCAAAATGAAGGCGGAAGCTCAGCGATTCGAAGCAACCTGTCGGACTAAAGTCATTGATTCGCCTGAATGGTCGCCAAAACCAAGGGATCGTAGACGGCTCTCTGAGCTTTGTACTCGCTACCATGATCTGCACGGCCATACGTTAGCGGATAGTAAGCGGCTGAAAGGTATTCTGGCTCGACTGGCTGCTGATCTTGGTGATCCGGTGGCTATGTCCTTTACGGGGAATGCTTTCTGTGAGGTTCGTCGTGTTCAGCTTGAATCTGGCGTTCACGGCAAGTCGTTGAACAATCGGCTTGGCTACCTTAAAGCGGTTTTCAACGAGTTAAGGCGTCTGGGTGATATCGACTACCCGAACCCATTGGTGAGCGTTCGGCCTTTGCGCTTGCAGGAACGCCCTGTGTTTTTTCTGGCACAACCGCAGATTGTCGAGTTGCTCGATGCTCTCGATGCTCGGTCGACGTCCCCCCATCTAGGGTTAGTGGCTCGAGTATGTCTATCGACAGGTGCGCGGTGGGGTGAGGCTCAGGCTTTGACGCCTGAAAGGGTGTGCAACGGTGCTGTGACCTTTGCCAATACAAAGTCGCGGCGGACTCGTACTATCCCGATTGCGGCTGAGCTAGAAAAGCAGTTGCATGGGCATTATCGACGTCATGGGCTGTTCACCAACTGCATGATGTCCTTTAGCCGTGTGCTTGAGTCTACTTCGATCAAGCTCCCGGCTGGGCAAGCAACACATGTGCTGCGACACACCTTCGCCAGTCACTTCGTGATGCGCGGTGGCAATATCCTTACCCTGCAGAAAATTCTAGGGCATTCGTCTCTGGCAATGACTATGCGCTATGCACATTTGTCACCGGACCATCTTCAGGATGCATTGCGCCTGAATCCGCTTGTCGACACTTCTTCGACAGTTTGA